AAAGCTGAAGACGACAAGGAAGAAGAAAAAAGCAAAGCTTTTGAAACTTCCATTAAGACTGGCTTTGATGGTATATCAGAGCAGTTGAAAAGCGTTGCAGATTCAATCAAAGGTATAGATTCAAGAGTGAAAGCTCTCGAAACACCAACAGATTTACCCCTAGCACCAGCAGGAACTACTGGATCAGACAATGATGTAGGAGCTGACGTAACAACTCCAGCACAGCCTTATCCACAAGGAGATCAAGCAGGACTAGACGATGATCGAGTTGATGACAACAAACCAGCGAATGATGCAGCACCTTCAATGCAAGAGAAGCCACTTAATAAAAGTGAGCCAAAACTTGTAGCAAAGTCACAGCATACGTTTTCCACTAGCACCCCAAGACCAAACGCAGCAGTTGAGAAAGTAGGAGAGAGTCAACAAGACTTTAGCCCAATTCTTAAAGATGCACGTTCAGAAGGCTTTGAGGGACTATCAAATGTCGCAAGAAATATTCTGAAAGGAAAGTATTACACACCAACAGACGAAGAGGTACGAGGTTTCTAAAATGGTTCAAATAAAGACCATCGATGAACTTGAAGCTCTTTACTATGGGTACAATCGTAACCTACTTAGAAAAGCAGATGCACCAGCAACTACTTCCACAGCGGGCGTTTTCAACGCAATCTATGGAGCATATGCATGGGCTCAACTTAACTTAGAGGCTAACGCATTTGGTATTATGCCAAAGTACCCTTGGGACAAATCTGGATGGAGGGTTATTACTGCAAAGCCAGTTCTGAATACTAATCAAGGCAACACTGCTTTGGGTGGTACAGCAGAAGGTGGCAATATTGCCGAAACTGTTAAACCAACACTTGCAGAAATCGATGTACGACCAAAGACAGCACAACTGCCTTTCAGTGCATCCGAAGTTATGGAATGGTTGGCAACACACAGTAAAGACGATATATGGGGAGGCTTAGGTTCTCTAAGACTTTACATGGCAGTACAACACAAAGAATTTCTAAACAGACAACTACTTGCAGACGTTGAAGCACAAACAGCTACAGGAGGAGCATTTGCAGGAACTAGTGACTTTGAGTCATTAGACCGAATTGTATCATCTGGTGCAGAGGAAACAGCATTAGGTGGTTCAGGAAGTGGATATTATGATCCATGGGGAGCAAACGCAACTATTGATAGAGATAGTGGTACAACTTACGACAGTACAGTTGAATCAGCTTCTGGTACGATTGGAACAAACGGTGTCTTAACTGATGATACCCTAAGAGCTTTCTTACGAAAGATTAGGATAGCAGCAGGTAAAGATCCAAATGTGTTCTTAGGTTCTCACGAAGTCTATTCCGAGATACAAGGCTTGTATATGCCTTCTGTCCGTATTCCAAATCCATACGGCGAAAGTTTAGTACAAGTTGATGTGAACGGTATTCAGACATTCAAAGGAACAGGAGTAGGTATTCATGTAGATTCAATCTATGGAATCCCATTCATTCCAAGTAAGGACTCACCTAGTAAAGCTGGCGATGCCAGTGAAGTAGGAAGATTGTTCGCTTTCGATACGTCAGATGCAGAGGGATATGGTTATCCAAGAATTGGAATCCAAATCGCAATCCCAACCGAATACTATGAGGCAACTCGTAGAAGTCCGGGCTATCCATTTGTCAACAACGCATTTGTTGAGAAAGGTGTATTCCGTACAATGGGAGAATCTGTGTGCAGACACTTCAAATCACAAGGTAAAATCAGAGATATAAAACTCTAAAATAAAATTGAAAGCCTTCGGGCATTTTTATTTTTTTTAAGTAGCACTTAACTTTACGTTAGGAAATATTTATATATGCTATTATATAAATGAATATATGATCACTTATATACTTGGAATGATTGCTATTGGTGTTTTAGCTATTGTAATGCTTAGAAGAACGGGAAAGAATGAAGCTGTAGATTTTTCATTAAAGTGTAAAGATTGTGGTTATCATAAAGGAATACTCAAATGTGTTCAATGTGAAGATAGAAAGCGAGATAAATGGCGTTAAACTTAAATGCTTTAAATATTGAGTGGTGGTATGGTACAACTATATCATGCTGACAAGCTGGCAAAAGCAAGAGATTTAGTCATTATATTCCTATTTGGAAGTATTCTGATAGAATCACTTACAGGATTACATTTGCTCGGTTCTTGGTGGCAATAATCTTTATAAGTCTTTAGGTATTTCTTATATCAATGGCATTAACAATCAGTTCATCAGATTGGACAAACGCTAACGTGAGAAAAACTCTCTCATGGCAAGCTGCTTTGGTTTCAAAGCTGCGAGTATATGCTATCAAAGTCACCTTCGGTGCTTCTGATAACTATGCGACCAACGGAGTGTCTGCTGACCTTAAAGAGGGCAGGATTTCTACACTCGTTGCAGTGATTCCTACATTTACGGATTCATTACACAAGGTAGAATATGACAAGACCAACGAAAAGATTAAACTCTTAACAGTTGGAGGCTCTTCTGGAGCTGCTTTCGTTGAATTAGCTAACGCCTCAAACCTTACAAACAGCAAGGTATTTGAGTTTCTAGTTATAGGCTACTAGTGTCCAAAAAACAGCCAACTTTTTTTTTCCAAATGCTTTAAATAGTCTTATATGTATAGTATGTCATGGAAAACGTATTTGTGTATGGAACTCTTCAAAATTCAACTCAAAGGTTTTGGATTCTAAAACATAGGGTAGATGCAGAAGATGATAGGTTAGAGGACTATAGTAAAGTTATGCACTCTTATCTTATAACATATCCTACAATAAAGAAAGATAAAGGTAAATCTGTTGCTGGCGTAGTATTCAAGGCAGAGCCTTGGGATATAGAAAGAATGGACAGATATGAAACAGCTAACTATGAAAAGATAAAAGTGAAGTTGGCAAGTGGAAAAGAAGCCCTAGCCTACATTGAAGCTTCATATGAAAATGCCTAAGCAAACCTTATATACGACTTGATAATATAGTAGTTATGGTTGAACTAAATCATAATGTAGTATCATTCAACAGCGATACACTTATAAAAGGTGATCATGGTGTTCTTGTCCATGTTTATGTCACAAAGAAAGGAAGTGGCACAAATAAAATTCAGTTTAGAAATGGAACAACTGATAGTGCTACACCAATAGAATGTACCATATTCACAGCAATAGAGGGTAACTATCAAAACATTCACAGAAGGTTTGAGAATGGAATATTCGCAGATTGTGATGGTAGTGCTGAAGTAACTGTAGTCTTTAAGTAAATTTAAATACCTTAAAGGTTTATATAGTATATGGCAACGACATATTGTACGGCTGGAGATGTATCTGATTTCCTAAGAGTACCCATAACTGCAACAACCACACCTAATACAGCACAAGTGGAAAAGATAATCAAGAGGAAAGAAGATGAACTTGATCGAAGAATGGGACACGCATGGCGTTCAAAGAAGAGAACAAGAGAACTTCACGATTTACCATTATTATATACGTTTGGATGGGGTACGCCTTTATTCTTACAACATAGAAATATATACGAGTTTGATGCAGCAGAGGGCGATAAGATAGAAATATGGTCTGGTGCTGCTTCAAATTGGGAAGACATATTAGGAAACAACAGTTGGTATGATGCTAACTATGAAAGAGGTACAGTACACCTTAGAGGTTTTATATTTTCAATTTTAAGAAAGAATAGGGTTAGAGTAACTTACAGATACGGTGGTGAAGAATTTGCTGGTGATACTGTAATTCCCGGCGATATTGCAGATGTTGTTATTAAAATGACAGCTATAGAGCTTGTCAATACTAGTTTAAGAATGGACAGATTACCAATGGGAGGAACGGGAATTGATCTACAGGCTGTCAAAACAAGATGGATAGAAGACATTGAAAAATGTATAGACAATCGTAGAGAAATTTTCATTATACCATAATGGTTTCTATACTTGCACATATTACCAATGATGGAAGAAGATTGTGGTTTGGTTCAAATAGATTAAGAGTGTCTGGTCTAAAGGGATCTGTTACAAGGAAACTATTAAGAGCTAAAAGAGGAACAGGACTTGGACACGTTAAAACAGTTAGTGGTTTAATTAGAGTGATTGAAAGAAAGATGCAGTATGTAGGTTTCCAACAAACACAGTATTGGCTGTTAGAAAAAGGCTTTACTGTTAGAGAGATAAAAGAGATGTTGGTTTTTATGCCTGCAAGTGGAAGGGTTACAACAAGAGGTGATTTAGGTGATGTCTTAGCATTTGAGTTCTTTGGTGTTCCACAAGGTACAAAGCCTAATTTAAAGAGATTAAAAAAATGGACTAAGAAAGTCATTAATAGAGATATAAAATTAAAAAAGGAATATGATGCAAAGACACCAAAACAACAGGCAACCATGTTAAACAGGCTTAACTATACTTTTGCACTGTCTATAGAAAAGAATGGATTAAGAAGAAACTACACAACAGAGGAATTAGATCCAGCAAACCCTGATAAGATAATTGTTAATTGGCGTAGTAAAACAGGAGCAACTAGAAAAGTAGTTACAAGGCATAAGCCAACCATGACAACACATATGAAACTTAAACCAATGGCACATCAATTAGGAATATCAGAGATATTTAACCATTATACACAGCGTATGCATAGAGGTACAAGAAAGTTCAGTAGGTGATGATATGAGTACAATAGGAATTTATGATGCAATAGACGATTGCATAGACATGATAAAGAAGAAATGGAATAATACCAGTGGTGGCGTAGTACCAAGAGTAGAGAGAATATGGGATGAGAAAACCATAGGATTTGGGGATATGGAAATATCCAAAGGTATCATTTTGATTGAGGCTATGGATGAGGATGTTAAATATTTCAGTTTATATGGTGCAGATCATATGCACACAATAACCCTAACATTAGATGTGAGGTCATATCAAACTTTGGATAGACACGCAGTAATAATGAAAGAGTTAGCAAGAATTATAAAAGATCAGATAAGACGAGATGGATTCGTTGATTTGAGGATAGTAGGTACAGTTCCACTTTCAAGGCTTTACAGAAATATGTTTAGGCATATGATTAGGGTAACATATAGGAAGATGAACCCATGAGCATAATCTTTATAAGCAAAAACCCCAAATTAGTAGTGAGAAAGAATGGTTAGAACAGGTGCATCATCCTATATTCGATATGGTTGGGAATCAACCTTTGGAGCAAGTCCGGGAGATTCTGCTTTAGATAAGGCATTTGGACTAAACGCACGACTAACAAATTGGTCATTAACACATAACCCTAAAGATTTACCAACATTAGGACAAGTAGAAGTTAAAGATTATGCTTATGGACAACAAGTAGGTTCAATGGGCGTGGATTTTGTATTATCAAACCCTTGGATTTTCGGTGCTGTTTATGGCGAACCAGCAAAAACAGGTTCATCACCTTATGTGTATAAATATGGTACAACAGCAGGAGTTCACGCAGGTGCAAAAGCAGTTAGAACATTTACTACAGAAGTAGGTTTTGAGGGTGAAACAAATACCCAAGTAAGAAGAGGACTTGGTTGTATTGCAAACTCA